AATTACATCAAATAAAAAAGTTGTAGAATTTTATGATAAACATACTGAACAAATTACTTTTACAAAAGATGAAAGAATTTCTGAAAAAAAAAGAATTATTCTATTAATTAGTGATTTTATTGAAGTTAATAAAGAAATTGTTAGACCTATTATCAATAATAAACTCCTCGAATCATTAAAGAGTTTTCGATTAGAAAAATCTAAAGAAAAATCTATACCAGCTTATTGTGTATTATCTAATGAAACATTAAATCTTATCTCTACAAATATCCCCAAAAATATTACTGATTTATCAGATATTAAAGGTATTGGAAAAAATAAATTAGCTATGTATGGTGAGGGAATTATATCAATTATAGAGAAGGGAAATCATCAGTAGAATCAAGATTGTATGTAGCGATATTCTTATATTCTTTTGGACCATTATTCTTCATTGCTGGCGGAGTATAAATACTTTGAGGATTACCATTTTTTGCCTGAACCTGTGGGAGATAATCCTTAACCGGAATTGGAACACAAACAATTTCCTTACCTTCTAGATTATATCTGTTAAATGGAAAATTATCCATTGTCCTTGGTAGAATACCCTTTTCAAGATTCATCTTACCAAGCGCACGAATAGGTCTTTCAAGCTTGAAATCAAGGTCAATATATTGAGTATCAAGTTCAAGGTTCCTGATAATAATTTTTTTAAGGTCTAGTATAGAATCGGTGTCTTTCATATCAGCCTTGTTTTCTGTTTCGTTATACTTAATGGTAAAAGTAATCATGTTTGTTTTATAATTCAATAAATTAATTTTCAAATTTATTTATTTGATCCAATAAGATACAAATTCTATTTGTAACTAAAACATTATTTTCTATCTCAAACCATTTAGTAAGAATATTTATTATTTCTTCTTTGTTTTCTATGATTTTTTTATCCCAAATATCTTTTAAAGATTTTTTCATTTTTATATTATTATTAAAATCAATATCTAATTTTAATGAATGATCGTCAATAGAATATACTTTACCATCTTTATGAATAAAATTTCTCGCACAAATATCATTTGCTCCAACTAGTAATTTAAGTAAATATTGTTCAAATATCTCAATAAAAGATTCATTAATCATCTCAAACTCAACATTACAATTTTCACCTGAATAAATATAAACATTTTCTTCTAATTTTGATGATTTTAATGTTTTTAAACTAGGATCATAATCTAATAAACTATCTGATTTCATCCAATTCTGATTGAATAAATTAATACATTCTACATTTAAATGATTTAATTTTAATCGTTTTTTTAATGTTTCTGTTCTCATTATTTGTTTTCTCATTTTTCCTGTCATAGGTCCTTTTAAGACATATTTTTTATTATCTTTTTTTGATGTAACATAATAAACACAGGGATTATTTTTTCTTGTTAAAAGCTGGGCTTGGATTACATTTTTAAAACCTGGTATAATTTTTTCATCTTTTAAATCAGGTAAATCTTTTTCATCCCATTTTTTATATAATTCTTTTGTTTTTCCATTACCAAGATTTTTTTCATCATCTAAATAAACTTTTTTACATTCTTCGGCATATCTATCTATACAATCACCCCACATATCTTCATAAATTGCTTCATTTACAACTAAACTATTATCAAAGAAAAATTGATAGCCTTTTGTACCTCCTGGAACATGTTTATCTTTTACCCAAAATGGTATTTCATTAAATTTTTTAGGTTCAGGAAGAATAATATTATCAATAGAATATTCTTGTTTTAATTCTGGTCTACGTTTCCACATAATCAAAGAAGACCAAACAAGATTATTTTTAGATGAATAATTATACATTTTATTATATTTTCCTAAAAATTGTTTAATAGATTCATATTCTTTCTTTCTTACAAATTCTGTTAATTTCATGGCTTCTAATAATTCTTCATCATCAGTTTTAAGATTATTCATACTATAATGTAGTGCTAAACGACTTAACCAGGCACTATCATGAGTTTTTTTTAGTCTACAACAAACAATAACATATTTAAATAAATCTTCATCTTCACAATTCATTATTTCTTCACTCAAATCTAAATGACATATATCTTCATTAACAACATAAACTAATCTTTTTCTTAAAGAATTTTTAGTAGCTTCATTATATAATATTTGAGAATAAAATAGAGTTTCTTTTTCTAAACCTCTTCTAATACATTTCTGTATAATAGAATATAATAAACCAACATTTCCTTCAGAAGTGCTTTTTCGTAAGAATGCCATTGTTTATAACTTTTATATAAAAGAATTCAAATTTTTTTATATTTATTATTATAATATGAGTAAAAGTTGTCTTACATGCCAAATTCATGATAAATTTAATAAGAAAACTGTTCCTAAATGGTATAAAGATATCGGGAATGATTCATTACTTCCACCTATCTTAAACAATAATAAAAATTATAAAATGAATAATATCAAAAAATTTAAAAATGAAACACCCAAAATAACAGATATAGAAGTTAAAGTTGAGATTGATGATGAAGAACCAAATAAATGGTTATTTTATTGGGCATCAAATCCACAAGAAGATTATACTTTTATTAAAGATCCTGTAAAAGCTTATGATAATGAACAAAATCATGGAATGATTAAATTAGATAAAAACGGTAAGGCAAAGATAACTTTAAATTGCCCTCAACCATATAAAGTTGATAATATTACTTATCCAAGACATGTTCATTATACTATTGAAGAAAATGGTGAATGGTCAGATAATATTAGAACATATATAATTACTTGTCATGTAAATTACGAACAAATACAAGATATTATTAAAAATAAATCACATATTATTTTAAATGCTTTAGATGAAAAAAGTTTTGATGATTTTCATATACCAAATAGTTTTAATTTATTTCATGGGTCGATGGAAAAAATGAATAAAAGCCGAAAGAAAAATATGATAAAGAAATTTATTAAAAATATTTTAAAACATTATCCTGATCTTGAAAGATTAGTTGATTTAGATAAAAAAGATCCTAAACATTTAGATATTCTTGATATCCCAATTGTTACCTATTGTTCTAATGAAAAATGTAATGCCAGTAAAAAATTATTAGATCATATTGTAGATTCTGGATTTACAAATGTTTTAGAATATCCTGGTGGAGTTAAAGAATATATTGGAAAAAATAAAAAATCTAAAAATTCAGATGAAGATCATATGAGCACAAGAGATATAGTTAGTGATAAAGATGATGAAGAAACTGAAATTATAGAAATTCTTGAAGATAGTGATTTAACAGATGATCTTTATAATTTAGATATTATATTAGAAAGATTAATATATGAAGATATTAAATATTATCATAATATTGAAAATGAAGAAATTTATGATTCAGAGAAAACACTTATAGGCTTATGGGATGGATCTAAAATTAAATGGGATACTGATGATGAAAAATATAAACATGAAAAACGGGTTGAGAAAAAACACGAAGGTATTGAAGAAGAAAAAGAAGAAACTAAACCTATTGTTAAAAAGAAATCTGTTGAGAAAAAAGAAGTTTCCAATAAAGGTAAGGCAAAAAAAGTTAAAGTTGTTAAACATGAAGAAGAAAAAGATGATAAATTACAGGCACTGAAAAATATTCTTGGAAGTAAATCTGTTTCTAAAAAAGGACAAAAACCTAAAAATACTTTCTTTGATTCTGTTTCTGTTACAGATAAAAATTATATATCAAAAGAAAAATTTAATGAACAACATATGGGATGGGGTTTAACTTTTTTTACTTAAATTTGATTAATAATATTATATTATTATAAACATGACTGAACGTTGTTCTTGTGAAGGTTGTAAAAAGAAACTAAAACTTATTTATTTTGATTGTCAATGTGGTGGGAAATTCTGTTCATCACATCGATATATGAATTCTCATAATTGCCCGTTGATTCAAAAGAAAAAAAATATCTGTAAAGAAACTATAAAAGCTAATAATCCTGAAATCAATTTTGATAAAGTAATTAAAATATAATATATTATATATGGCTGATAAAATTTTTGAGTTGATGTTGGGAGAAAGTAGTGGAACTAATGATTTTATAACTGAACTAAAGACTAAGTTATTTGGAGATCTGTATTTAAGATCAACTATAGTATCATCATGTAGAACTTACCAATTAATCTTTATCTTAATTTTATTATTTTTTGATAAATATCATAAAGAAGGAGCACATCTTACACTGACTAATGTTAATGCCAGGCATGCTGTGAACCCTAGAATGGCCGAACTAGAAGGAATAGCAAACGCAATAAATGTGCCTGAAAAATACAAAGACAATCCGTATATTCAAAAATTACATGAAATAATTGCTCAAAATACAAAAACCGTAGATGTTGTGCATGTTACTGACTTTGATGGAGTTAGGGGTTATTATGAAATTGGTCCTTTAAAAATATGGCCTTTATGTATATATAGATTTAGGGATTCATTATGTATAACACGAGGTGCAATTGCTCATTATTTTACAATTATAGAATATAATTCAGTTTTTTATCTATCCAGTAGTTACGGCTCAAATTATGTCAATCTTAGTCCTCACATAATAGAAATAGATCTTGAAGAACTTAATCTTTTATTTAGTGATTTAGAGAAAATTAAAACCTTAGATAGTCAGGAAGTGGAAAAAATAATGAATATTTATAGAAATTTTTTCTTACCCCCTAAAGGGAAACCTGTGTGTTACGATGAAGATGATATTGATCTATACCCTTGTCTACGATTTCAGCAAATTTATCCCGCAGAAGGTATAGAAAAAGAATGTGGTTTTATTGAAAAAAATAATCATAATTTTCGAGTAGGATTAATAAATAATTATGTAGAATATTTAAAGGGTTTATTAAATGCACCTCCGAAAAGTAAGGATGGTGGAAAATCTAAAAAAAGAAAATCTAAAAAAAGAAAATCTAGAAAATCTAAAAAAAGAAAATCTAAAAAAAGATTAACTAAAAGAAGATATAAACGTAAATCTAAAAGTAAATAAATATTTAATCAATTTTGAAACTATGATAATTCATAATTTTCTTAATACCATTCTGAACCTTTTTTTCATTCATTTCAATTTCACCAACAAGAAATTGAAGTAATTCTGCCATATTTTTTTGTGATGTATGAATAACTATATTATCTACATTAATCTTATCTCTCCACATCAAGAATATAGATTTTGATTTATGAAATAATTCCAAATAACCCTCAGGATATTCATATTTAGTATTTTTCATAATTTCTTCAATTGTACCATATTTCTTAAATAATTTTAAAGCTGTAACATTACCTACCTTTGGAATAGAATCACAATAATCACACCCACAAAGAATACAAAATTCTATAAATTGATCTTGTGTAATACCCAAATCTTTAATCAAAATTTCATGATCAATTATTGATATAATATCTTTTCTCTTTAATGACTTATCAATACAATTACGAATCAATTTTGGACAACCATATACCATTGTATCCATATCTTCTGTCAAAACATAATCCACAAATCCTATACGACATAATTCACTCGCATATGCTTCACCTTCACCATCTGGATGAATCCATGATACACCTAGTAGATTTAGTAGTTTCTTAACATCTTCTATCATTTCCCAAGTCAAACGTAAAGAAGCTTTTTCATATTTATCTTTATCTTCCTGTGATTCAGAATTTTCCATTTTCATCTTAGCATCATTAGCCTTTTGTTTTCTTTCTTTAATTGTATCTGACTTAATATCAGGAGGCTTACCATCAAAGATAAATATCAACTCAATATCCAATGATAGATAATTTACAATCTTATAAAATAAACCTGAAAGATGATTTGTAATTTTACCTTTACTATTCTTAAAAAGTGGTCTATCACCAATATTTAGAAGATTTTGATAAATAACAAGTGAAGCATCTACTGCTACTTTCTTACCACTAAGTCTATGGAGATTTTCATGTGAAATGGCATCAGGAGAATTTTTCTTAATAGTTTGAGTCAATCCTTTGATTCCCATTTTTAGTTTATTATTTGTTTTATATTAATTTTCAAATTTTAAATAATTTTCTAAAAAGTCTTGAAATAAACATTCCGGATTCGAAGAACTGATCTTGTGATAAATTATTAAACCAATAGTGTTCAGTATCTTTTAATGAAATATGATAAGGAAATGAAATTAGAGTTAAATTTTTAGGATTTTTATATCTTATATTTTCTTTTCCTAAATAATCTTTAATGGTGATTCGATTATTTAAAATATCTTTTGAACCATCATGCTCGCAACAATAATGATATTGATTATATTTATTATTTAATAATATTTCAGACATTATTTCTTCTCCCCTTGATTCTGAAGGATTATTATCATAAACAACAACTTCTAACATTTTTTGTTTATATAATTTAATAAAATCTGATTTATATTTACTTCCTAATATAAAACTACCTGGATAATTTCTATTTTTACAAGTCGGTGTTAATATAGATGAGCCAAATGTAACTAAATCAAAAGAATTTACATTCATTAAAACAGATAAAATATTATTGTAAACGATTGTACCAGGTGATAAAAATAATCCACCATTCTTTTCTAAAACATAAGCAGCTAATAAATCCACTCTAAATTTGAGAGGATATTCTGAATCAGATTTCATACAAATAGGAAAATCATCTACATAATCTAAATAATTTTCAGGTGTTAAAATAATTAAATCTGTTTGAACCCCATCAATTTTGCGTTTCATTAATTCTATACATAATTTATAGAATATAGGTATAGAATCTTCTTTACTTAATAATTGTATCTTTTTTTCTTTATTAAAATTATCTGGTAATTCTATATATGTAAAAACTTTGTATGATTTTATTGGATTAATTTCATTTAAATCTTTAACAACAGGATTATTTATACGATTCATCATATTACATAGAACATAAAATGCCAATAAACACAAAAGTATTAAAATTTTCTTGTTCATTTATATATATAAATATATTTTATATATCGCAGAGAGGACATAATTTCTTTTTTTTAAACCATTCTACTAAACAAGTTTTGTGATATGTATGACCACAACCTAATACTATTACTGATTCTTCACATTTCATAGAATCAAGGCAAATAATACATTCATTATTTTCAAAATCTTTTTGAACAACATATTCTATATAATTTTTTTGTGGTTTTTTAGGAACATCTTCTTTTTTTTTGGAAATACATAATAAATTCCGGAACATGTGTTAATATATTAAAAATAATATAAATATATTTCTTATATGGATTTTAATTCTATTATCAAAAAAAGTGTTATTGATGTTTGTAGAGAAATTAAAAAAGAAGATAATATGAATGTAATTAAATCTGATGTTTTAAATCCTGTTATAGAACATGTTGTAATGCAGTTATCCCCATATTTTTTTAAATGTGGTATAGTATTTGCTGTTTTATTGATTTTTATAATAATATTGATATTTCTTAATTTAAGGATTATTTATAAATAAAATATATACAATGTCAACTTTTAACAGAGATATATTAGAATGGATTAATTATGATAATACAATTAAAGCTAAAAATGATAATATTAAAGTTTTACGTTTAAAAAGAGATAATTTAGAAACTTCTATTCTTCAACATATTCAAGAGAATAATCTGGATGATAATGTTTTTAATATTACTTCTATGAATACGCAATTAAAAGTTAATAAAACAAATACAAAAGAAACTATTTCTTATAAATTTTTAGAAACAACTTTAATGAAATATTTCAATAATGAAACAAAAACAAAAGATTTATTGGATTTTATTAAAAATAATCGTAATTGCGTTGAGAAAATAAACTTACGAAGAAATTAATTTCTATGGTAATATAAAATGGAAGAAGCGAAGGTAGCAACCCCAGAAGAAATAGTAGAAATGAGGAGAGCGATTCCGAATGCATTGCAAAACTTTCCGGCTGATCAGCTCCGCGATTGGGACTCTGATTTTTCTGCAGAGTGGGTTGCTAAGCAGGCCGAAGCCAGTGGTAAAAAATCATCGGAGTCTGTGCAGGACTCTTCCCAAACTGTGGAAGCTCCGGATGCGACGATCTTACCCCAAAGTCAAACTTTGGATGCAGACGTGGCGGCATCGGAGGCGGGGGCTGTTGGTATGGGTGAGTTGGAGACTGAAGTGTCCGCGTCAGCAGACAAGGCGAAACAGGAGGCTGCGGCAGCGGAGATCAACCGAATCATTGGCAGTATGAATATTATGCCAATCGTTAAAAATGCAGTTGATACTTCTCCATATAAGAATATCATGAAAAGTATATCAGATCTGAATATAAAAATAGATAGTTTTAAAAGAACTGAAGAAAAAAGCCGAACTGAACTTGCGCAAGCACGAGAGGAATTTGCGAGAGAAAAAGCTGAATTTGATGAAGCACAAGGAAACTTAGAAAATATAGAAGCACAACTGGCAACAGCAAACCAAAATTTATCAGAAAAGGATAGTAAGAGAGAAGCGGAGCTAGAGCTTGAGAAGGCCACAAAATCTGCAGCTGTCGCCCAACGTTGGCGACTGGCTGCAAAGGCTGAAACATCCGAAACGAAAAAGAAGCAGGCACTAGAGCAGGCGGAAGCTGCCTCAAAAAAAGCCTCCGCAGATAAAGCTTCTGCGGATGCTGCGGAGGCGAGAGCAACAAAATCGGAGGCTGAAGTGACAGAATTAACAGAAAAACTTAAAGCTGCAGAGGATGAAGTTAAATTAAAAGAAAGCGATGCTCAAGGAGCCCAAATAAAATTAAATCAAGCTGAAGAAGGGACTACGGTAGCCGAAGGCAAATGTTCGGAATTTGCAGGAAATCTTAATAAACTCCTCCAAGCATTGAATAATAAAATTCCAGAATCAGCCGGCGGTGCCCGTAGATCAAGAAAAAGATCTTCTAAAAAATCAAGAAAAAGAACTTCTAAAAAATCAAGAAAGAGATCAGTTAAAAGAACAGCTAAAAAATCAAGAAAGAGATCTGTTAAAAGATCAAGAAAAAGAACTAGAAGAAATAGAAGATAAATTTAAACTTTTTTTATAAATAAATTTTTTATATTTATATATTATATATATATGAAAAGGACAATAAAGAAAACTAAAAAGAAATATTCAAGAAAGAAAAATACTATAAAGAAAAATACGCGGAAAAAAAGATATTCAAGGAAAAATAAGAAAACACTTTCGCGTAAAAAAAAGAGATATTCTAAGAAAAGAAGATATTCTAAAAAAATATTAGTTGGGGGGGGCTGTGATGATGTGATGGCCAAGCTCAGGGAGAAAGAATCAGAACTTTCTGCGGCCGAAGTCCAACTGGCGGAAGAGAATGCGCTGCGAAAACTTTGGGAAAAAGAAAAGGTTCGCCTCCAAGAACAGCTTGAGGAAAATGCTAGGCTCATCAAAGCCTTTCAAGAGAGAGAGAGTGATTTGCTACACAACGAGCAGGGTGATGCGCAAGCAATTGAGGAGCTGCAGCATCAAATCAATGAGCTGCACAGCGACGCGGCCGTCCACAAGGAAGAAAATGCCCGTGTCGTGGCGGAGTTTGAGCGAAAGGAGGCTCGATTCGAAGCGCAAGAGCAGAATTGGATGGCTCGTATAGCAGAGCTGGAAGAAGAACTCGAGAATGAAACGCAGAAAGTTGTGGACCTTGTCGCCGAAAAGGAGAATAATGTTGCGGCGGCGACGCGGGCGCGCGAGGCCTCAGAGATGGCGCAAGAGGTTGAGCGATTGAATCTAGAGTTAGAGAGATGGCGAGCCCAGCATGCGGAGACCGACGGCGCACGGAATCAAGAGGCCGAGGTCCGCAGGGAAGCCATCGCAGAGAAGAGGAAGCTGGAGATTCGGACCCGAAAAGCTGAAGAGGTAGCAGAGATAGCGGAAGAACGTGCAAAGACAGCCTCTGATGAGTCGGCAAAGCTGTACAAACAGGTGGAAACACTGAAGCGGCAAATTAGCGCCCAGCAAACAAAAATTACGCAGTTGGACACTGAGATTGACACAATGAAACGAATGTCAAAGTTGCAGTCCGAGGATGATGGTATGATGTCACTTTTGGACGAGCTGACTGAAGATACGCCCGCAGAACCACAGACGAATGAATTTTTAACTAAATTAGATGAGCTATTAAAAAAAATAATAACAAATTTGAATAAATAAATAATTTATATATTATATGAGAAAAAGAATTTCTAGAAGAATATCTAGAAGGTCATCTAAAAGAAAATCTAGAAAAAGAATAAATATAACTAGAAAAATGGAGAAAAAAAAGATTACTCCGAAAACATTACATTTTAAAGATTTTCCAGAATTTAAACCTAATTTAACTCCTAAACAAGTTTTACAAGCTGGTTCATTTGGTGGTACTTATTTTAGAGATATTCATTCTACTGTTACTAAAAAAAAATACAAAGGTAAAGAAGTTATTAAAGAATTTCCAAAACATTGGTTTAATGGTTTAGATATTGATACAATGATAACTTCACAAAATTATGATAAAAAATTAAATAAATACGGTGTTAAATGTGGTTCTTCACTTGAAGCATGGGAAGGTTCGGGATGGATTGATAAACAAGATCCTTATGGATGGTTCCAATGGTATTGTAGATTTTATAGAGGTAGAAGAACAGATGATGATAAAAGACAAATAGATAGATGGTTAAAATTAGCTGGTCCTAAAGGTCGTTTTAAGAATAGATTATTAAATATGATTAAAAAAAAAGGCGTAAGTAAAAATGATTTTACAGTTTCACCTGTTATTAGACAGGTTCTTCTACACTGGGCATATCAAGTTTAACGTTTTCTATAAGTTTTCCTTTTCTTTTTAATAGATTTTTTTATTGTTCTTCTAGGTTTTCTAGTAGTTTTCTTTCTAGTTTGTCTTTGCTTTTTAAATGTTTCTTTTCTAGATGATCTTTTTAATTTTCTAGTTGTTTTCTTCTTTTTTCTTCTGCCTCCTCTTCTTGAGAGTAAAGGTTGTTTTAAATCGTGATTGGTGGTTTCCCAATAATCATTTTTTTTTTTTGCTTTTCTTATCCCGCTTTGTGGTGGATGAATATGTGCC